CAAACAGGCCGAGGAAGAAGGCCTTACGGACAAGAACCCCGTCCGGTCCTTCAACATTCAGTTTGTCAGTGACGATATCGAACAGGTCTTTGGGACCAGCTACGCATGGTGGGGATCCTCAGAGCGAAAATGCCATGGTGACGGGCTGCAAGCGCAGCGCGTTCTCTCTGAGATCAAGGACAAGAAGATCTTGGAGGAATACAAAGGCAAGCGGTTTGCGCCCTGGACACCTTGCGGGGATGATGGTTGTCCTGAGTTAGAGAAGAAAATGTGCAAGCCCCACGGCCAGCTGCGGTTCATGATTCCAGAGCAGAGAGTCATGGGTGCAGTCTCCGTGTTCAACACCACATCGTATGAGTCGATCCGCAGGATCTTCAGTGGTCTGAACCGAATCCACACGCTCACGCGGGGCCGTTTGGCAGGGTTGAAGCTACGCCTTGTCCTCAAACCAGGGCAGGCGCGATACCGCGACTCCAAGGGCGCGACCAAAACATCCAATGCTTTCTTTGCGCATGTTGAGTTCCGTGCCGATGATCACGAGAAGATGCTGGAGGAAATGGTAGCGCAGTCCTTCCAGCTGGAGCATCACTTTGCTTTGCAGGAACGAAAGGTACTCGCCATTGGAGCAGGCAGGGAGCTTCCCGGCGTTGTGACTCTCACCGAAGAAGAGGATGCCAAGGTCATACAGCCTGAGTTCTATCCGGAAGGGAAAGCCCCGGAGGAAGCCGAGCCAGAAGCAGAGGCTAAGGTTGAGCACAAAGACATTATCGAGTTCGACAAGCTGTCCAAGAAGATGAAGCTGACCAAGGCCAAGCACGATGCGCTGCTGCACCACTACGGCGGGGACCTGGAAGCTGCAACGAAGTTCCTTGCCAATGTCCTCAAGGCTGTCAAAAAGCTGAAGCCCACCGTCAAACAGGTCACCGAATGGATGGAGCAGGGAATCACCAATCCTGACTGGCTGATGAAGGAGCTAGCGGATCAGATCAAGAAGCTGAAGCCAGCTAAAAAGGAAGCGGCTCCCAAAGAGGAAGAGGAGAAAGAGAAGAAGGCAGAGGCAGAGCCGAAGCAGGAAGAACCCCCCCCGCATGAGGACGAAGACCAGGGTTCTGAGTGGACGGCCTTTTGAGGAAATGCCGAAGCGAGTTGCACTAGAACTTCCAGTCCGAATCCGACAATCCTCTCTCACCGACGCTCGCTGCCTTTACCATTACCAACAGCATCACATCAAAGGGATCCGCAAGGGTGACTCGGAGGCTTCCGTTCGAGGGACTCACTTCCACGCGGCCGCTAAAGAATATGTGGACCACCTTGTAGAGACAGGTCAGTACACCCACTATGCCAAGGCAGAGGAGATTGCCCAGGCTTACCCTGATTGTCAGGGCCTCATTAATCGTTGGTGCGAACGATCCATCTTCTACCCGGAGCGGATCTATGCCACAGAGTTCAACATTCTCCTGGATTGGGATTTCAAGCCCGTCCCACCGGACACGCCCATCAAATACAGCCCCTACTCAGGTACTCTGGATCGCGTAGAAATGCACGGGGACGTGGCCGACATTTACGACTACAAGACGAACCGTGCTGTCTTTGACGTGGAGACCATCCAGACCGTTTACTACCCCTGGTTGCTGTCCAAGGTGTTCCCGCACCTGACTGAGATCAACTTCCACCTGGACTTCGTGAGGTTCGGAGTGATCCGGGACCGGACCTTCAGCAAAGACGAACTGCTGATCGCCGTGCAGCCACAGATCGAGGGATGGGAAAGCAATTTACTGGAGGCCATAGAGAACAATCACTTCCCGGCCATGGGTGGTCACAGCACATGCAATTACTGCCAGCTGGAGTGTCCCCTGATTACCGCTGGTTTGGATAGCAAGGCTGTCGTCCAGGTCCAGAAGTACGATGATGCTTTGAGCATAGCTGAGACAGCCCTGACGATGAGGAAACGATCAGCCAAGATGATGCAAGCCCTCAAGCACTTTGCCTCTAAAGAGGACACGAAGATCGAGTTGACCGAGGAGGTCCTGGACTTCCATCTTGTCGAGAAGTGGAAGTATGACAGGGCTGCGCTGATGAAACTCAACGAGCAGTACGGACTGGATCCACTCAACGGCCTGGCCCCAAGCAAACAGCTCTTGAAAAAGACCTTCCGGAGATACCCTGAGTTTGAGAGAGATCTCCAGGAAGTATCCGAGAACCGATCTCATAGTGAGTTCGAGTTCAAAAAGAAACCATCCCAGGAGGAGGAAGAGTAATGGCAAAAGATGTGAAGTACGGAGAGATTAAGATTGACCGGATTCACGACGAGAACGAGCCAGTTGTCGTCTTTAGAGCGCAGGACGTTCTGGCTTCCCATGCGCTGAGAGCCTACCGGGATCTCATGGAAGCTATTGGGAACAAGGAGGGTGTTGCGAGTATCGAGCTGTCCATCAAACGCTTCGAAGCATGGCCGTACCGAAGGCTCCCGACCTAGAGCTTGGGGAATGTTAGTCAATTCATTGAGTTGGTACTAAAAAACGGGAGAGACAATGCTGATCAATAGCCTATCGCTGGACAATTTCACCAGTCACCGAAAGACCTACTTGCAGTTCAAGAAGACTCCAAAAATCCACCTGTTCCTGGGTTCCTTGAACGCGGGAAAGAGCTCAATCAAAAAGGCCATCGAGTTCGCCCTGGTCGGTCAGTGCGAGAGCTACCGCAAGCGCAACGACAACGTAAGGGATCTGATTCACGACCTGGACGATGCCAAGCGGTTCCAGGTCCGTGTCGAAACGGATTGGGGTATAGCCGAGCGGGGTGTTGCCCTGACAAATCGTTACGTCGAATGGATCAACGAAAAGGGTGAGTCCTGCGAGACTGTCGAGCTTCCCTTCCGTCCGGAGATCATATCGGCGTGCCTCAACACAACGGACTTCTTTCTGTGGGATTCCAAGGTGCAGAAGGAAGCGATCCTAAATATCATTGGGGTTGAGGTCAAACATGAAGCAATCCTCGAGAAGTTCGACGGGGATCTAGCTGCGCTAGAGTTCGTCAGTGGATTGAAGTTCAACTCTATCCCGGTCCTGGACGCTGCCTACGAAAAGGTGTACCGGGAACGCACCGATGTGAACCGGGAGATCAAGCAGACCAAGGCCCCAGATCCTCCGGAGGGTGAAGAACCACCCATCGACAAGATCGAGGCACAGCTGCGGGGTATTGAGGATCAGGAGAAGGAAGCGATTGCAGAGACAGCAGAGCTGATTGGACACGGCAAGGGGTTTCAGCGCAACGCAATGGACCGGCTGCGGGGTGAGATCACCACCCTGAACAACTGGTTCGAGAACATCCAGAAGCCCACCAAAGATGCAGCCAAGGAGCTGACCGCCAAATTGAACAAGGCGAAGAAGAATGAGGCAGCACACAAGAAGAAGCACGACGAGCTGGAACGCGCCCGCACCTACGCCCTGGCCCACATGACACAGCACTCCCAGGCCAAGGTGCTACTGGAACACTTCGACGGCTCCTGCATTGGGGCTACCTTCAAGTGTCCTGCCCAGGTGAAGCAGATTCAGGCCGGGGTGGTGGAACAGACGGCCCTGGAGAGGGAGAAGCAGGGGGAAGCCCACGACCTCAAAGAGAAAATGATGAAGCTAGAGGCTGACTACACTTCTCCCTCTGAAGTCGAAGCAGAGGCTGAAGTCTTCCGGAAAACGACCAAGAGTTACAACAGCAATAAGGAGAAGCTGAAAGAACTGGAAGAAAAGCTGAAGGACCTGGAGGGTCAGGAGGACACGACGGAGAACCCAGAAGTGGTCAAGCTGGAGAAGTGGAAGGCTGAACTTGCGGAGAGAATCAAGGTCGGCCGGAGTGTCCTGGAGAAAGCGAAGCAATGGAAACTGCGCCGGGACATGGTCGACCAAGTAGCCGAGAAAATGAAGGAGCTGGAGATCCAGTCCGGACACCTGGAATCCCTGGTCGAGTTCTTCGGACCCAAGGGGGTTCGGCTACAGCTGATCCATGACAAGGTTTCCTTGTTTCAGGATGCGGTCAATGGACCCCTGAAGCAGTTCGGGTTTGAGTTGGATATCCAAGTGGACCCATGGCTGATCAAAGCCAGGAACCGACCCGTAGCCAGCTTGTCCAGGTCGGAGCGATTTCGTTTGGGTGTGGCCTTGCAGATCGCCCTGGCGAAGTGGTCGAAATTCAACTTCATCTGTGTGGACAACGCTGAGATTCTGACCCCACCCTTTAGGATGGTCATGCTGGATATGATCAAGGAAGCGAAGCTGGATCAGAGCTTTGTCTTCTGGAGCCTCATGATTCCTGAGAAGGAGTTCAAGAAGCCGCCGGTGAAGTGGGCGCAGTTCTACATGGTGAAGAACGAGGAGGGGGTTTCAAGCGTCGTACAGCTATGAATCTCAGCCACGCCAAGGAGCTGTACGACCGAGTCTCCAGCAGGATACCGGAGTTTGAGTGCAAGAAGAAGTGTCAGGAAGCCTGCGGTCCTGTCTTCTGGAGCGAAGCGGAGCAGCTCGTCATTGTCGATTGGCTCCAGCAGCGGGGCCAGGAGGAGCTGTTAGCCACGAACATGGATTCGCTCACTTGTCCCTACTTAAAGGAGGGGCTCTGCTCGATCCATGAGGTCAGGCCGATCCTCTGCCAGCTGTACGGGGCTACCAAAGACGAGAGGATGCACTGTCCTTTCGGTTGCAGACCCAAGAAACGGATCAAGGAGAAGCCAGTAAGACGAATCTTTGAGCGGCTGCTCAAGGTGTCGGACGATCTCTACGGACCCTTCAGAAAGGTGATGGACAGTGAAAAGCATCTTAGGTATTGACCTGTCGCTCAACTCCACAGGGCTGTGCATACGCACTGATGCTCTGCAACAATTCGCCGGCACTATAGATAGCGTGTCTCACCCAGGCGTTCTGAATAAGAAAGGCTACTCCTTTTTCCTCATTGATTTCCCTCGGCCGACGAAGAAGAAACCGGGACCATCAAGAGAAGAGAAATGGGATCACATTGTTGAAAGGGTGAGGTTCTTCGCTGACCACTCCGACGAAGTGATCCTGGAGGACTACGCTTTCGGAGCCATAGGCCGTGGCAAGTCCATCCTCTGTGAGATCGGAGGAATCGTAAGGTTTACGCTCAATGATATGGAAGTGCCTTACATTCTTGTCTCACCCTCCACATTGAAGCGTTTCGTGGGTAGCCCCGGGAGCAAGAGCATGATTCCCAAGGAGGTCCTCAAGCGGTGGAAGATCGACCTGGACTCCGACGACCTGGCTGATGCCCTGGTGCTGACCAAGATAGGTGAAGCCATCGAAGATCCCAACGCAGAGACCGTCACCGAGTACCAGCGAGATGCCCTGAAAGCTGCGAGTCTCATATGACGGAAAGCTACTGCGAGATCCATCCCCTCTACTTCCCCGCCGAAGGCCCACCCAACGGGTTTCGTTCACGCTGTACCAAGTGTCTGTGGATCTATTTCAGGCAAGTTGAGAAGGATTTCCTCAAGAGCGTCACGGAGGCAGAGCATATGCGACCTTTGGTCGAAGCTATGGGTGACGAGAGCCTGACCAAGAGGTATGACCGCCTGATTACCGTGATGAAGGGAGAGGATTGACAGGGTTATGTGTTAAAATTCTTTAATGGGGAATAACTCCCCAGGGGAATTGTTAGGACGAAAAGAAAGGATAGGGAAATGGGAAATGTAATCAATCTTCCATTGGAGAGCGTCACCATCTCCAAAACCAACCCACGCAAGCACTTCGATCCAGAGCAGCTGACGGAACTGGCCGATAGCATCAAGACTCACGGAGTTCTTCAACCGATCTTGGTTAGACCCAACGGCGATAAGTTCCAGCTGGTCGTCGGGGAACGAAGGTTCCGGGCCAGCAAGGAAGCCAAGGTCAAAACCATTCCAGCGATCACCAAGAAATTGACGGACGAAGAAGCCTTTGAGCTTGGGATGATCGAGAACCTTCAGCGTCAGGACCTCACAGAGATAGAGGAAGCCAAAGGCTACCGCTACATGCTCGACAAGTTCGGGTACAAAGCCGAGGACTTGGCCGAGAAGATCAACAAGAGCCGAGCCTATATCTATGGTCGGCTGAAGCTGGTAAGTCTCTGCGGTAAAGGCCAGAAGGCTTTGGACAAGGGGGAGATCTCTGCCTCCATAGGGCTGCTGATCGCTCGTATCCCCGGCAAAGCCCAACAGGATAAGGCTCTGCAAGAAATTCTTGAAGGGGACAACTGGAACGAAGACGGAGCAATGACTTTCCGTGCAGCTAAGGACCATATCGAGGAAAACTACATGATCCGACTCAAGGGTTGTGGTTTTTCCACGAAGGATGAAAAGCTGCTACCCAAGGCAGGACCCTGTACGACCTGTCCCAAGCGCACCGGGAATCAGAAGGATCTCTACCCGAATACGAGTGCAGATGTGTGTACTGACCCGGAGTGTTTCCGCGCTAAAGTGGAAACCAACCAAGCGATCCTCATAGAGAAAGCAAAAGCCCAGGGCAAGGAAGTTCTGGCGGGGAAAGAAGCTGAGAAGCATATCTCCTATGGTCGGCTGTCGCACAACAGTTCCCTGCTTGAACTCAAAAAACAATGCTACCAGGATGGCAAGACCCGGAGCTATCAAGAGTTGCTCGGTAAGGATTGTCCTGAGATCACATTGGTTCAAACCGAGGATGGGCTTCTCCCTACCGTGAATAAAAAGGAAGCCGAAGCGGTCCTCAAAAAGAAGTTCAAGTGGGCGCGAGAGTCAGGGAATCGAGATAATAAATGGAAGGACGAGCAGAAAAGAGAGACAGCGAAAAGGAAGATCCAGGCCCAGGTGTTCAAGGAATCTCTAGCTCAGATCGCTGACAACGCCAAGTCAACGAAAGTCACCGACAAATTCTGGTTGTTTCTTGCTAAATCACTGACCCATAATTGGTACACCAGCGACAACCTTCAGGCCCTCATCAAGCGTCGAGAGATTCCCTACACCATGGCGAAGGATGCCTGGGATATGAAATGGGGTAAGTTTCTGCTCGACTATCTGGAAACGGCCAAAGGCTCTGAAGTGCGAAGCATCGTTGTCGAGTTGGTCGTGAGCCGGGAAGGACACAGAGATTGGAATGGAAAACTTCACGATTCTTTCAAGGATGCGTGTACTATGTTCGATATCGACTCGGCACAGATTGAAAAAGATGTGAAGCGAGAGGCCAAGGCGAAAGAGACCGCCAAAGCCAAGAAGAAAACGGCCAAGAAGAAGGCCACGAAAAAGAAAACGAAACTCGAACCCGTCAACCTTGCAAAGCTAGCATCATAATGGAAGGGAAAGTAATCGAGACCCTGCTCTCGGCCAACAAGGACCTCACGGAAGCCGTTGAGGTCCTCCAGCAAACGGTCAAAGCCATAATGGAAGTGTTGCTGCAGGAGCAGCGCAAGACAGGCGGGGCTAGAGTCGTCTGTAACTTCTGCCGGGGAGTAGGGCAACTGAAGTCGGAAGGTAAGATCCTCGATCCCTGTCCGTACTGTGGGGGGGGTGGTGACATCGACCGAAACATCCTTAACCCCACTTTGGAGATTCAGACCTGGAAGCTGACAGGCCCAGAAGGTAAAGAATTGGGGCAAGGGGTCACCATCGAGGTCAAACATCTGGACCCTGGCAATAAGCAGAGTGTATTGTGGATGCTAGAAAAAGCCGTTGACCTGGTCGAACAGGGAAAACTCATTCAATCAGATGTCATGCTGAATTAACGCGGGGTAGAGCAGTCCGGTAGCTCGCAAGGCTCATAACCTTGAGGTCGAGGGTTCGAATCCCTCCCCCGCTACCATAGTGAGGCGGTGTGCGCTCAAGTTCGCTAACCGTCCGCGCTGCCTAACACAGCGCACGATGGGGAGGGTGGTAGACCCAAAAGGTCGGGCCACACACTCCCCATCCCCTTTTTAGGGAATGTTAGAAGGGACAACCGTAGTGAAACAGGACCAAACCGAGCAGACCGTTGCCGCCAAAGTTAAACTCCTTGTCACACCGGAGATTGAAGCTGAACTTCTTTACTGGTGTGAACTCTACAAAGATTGTCTCGTCAGGGGAACCCGCTCTGTCCTAGCTGCCAAAGAAGCTGAGGATGAGTCTGCTACCGCTTCCGTGGCCCGTCACGCCATGCCGAAGGATTACCCTTCCCACCTGAAAGACTCCGCTGCACAGGAAATCAACGCCAACTGGAGATCCTATGTTGGCCTATGGAAAAGCAAGGAGAGGGGTCTGCCCTCCGTGACTGACGGGAAGCCTCGCTTCTGTGCGCGGGATCGGGCTGTCTCGGTCCTGCCTGTGAATGATGAAATGAAACGGGAGTACCGGCTGCGGATCCAACTCCGCAAGGATATGGTCATTGACTGTGAGTTCCGCTGCGGAGAAAGACAGAAAATCGTACTCGAGAAGGCTATCAAACATGGAGAGGTCGAGATCTTCCGGAGGAAAAGCAAATGGTTCGCAGCGATCGCTTGCCGGTTGCCGATTGTGAAGCGGAAGAAGGGGGTAGGAAGATCCCTGGTGACCATCCACACAGGGCAGCGGAAGCTGGTCTCGGTCCTGGTGGTGTACGCCGACAACTCCTATCGCTACATGACCGTGCGGGGCCAGAGCTATTGGGCATTGAAAAGGAAGTGGAGGAATCTCCGCAAGGCCCTGGGAGAGAAGAAGAAGCTCCAGAAGATCAAGCAGATCGGACAGAGAGAGAACCGCTTTGCTACCTGGATCACGCATACAGTCTCGGCCCAGGTCTGTGATTGGATCTTCGTGGCTGTTGAGGGAACCAATCCTGCCATCACCGTAGGTCGTCACAATCGTGTGCGCGACAAGTTCACCAAGGGCAAGAGTCCTCCGGAGAAGGCCAAGAACTATCGCATGGCCAACTACTGCTTTGCGAAGCTGCTGGACGAGCTTCAGTACAAGATGGCCCTGGCAGGATTGCCCTTCAAGGTAGTCAATGACTACAAGGTGGGAGTCACCCGTAATTGTTGCCGCTGCGGAGGCCAGACCCAGGTGGTCAACGCTTCTCATTCCGTCCTGTGCGAGAAGTGTGGGCGGTCCCATTGGGCTGAGTGGAACGCGCTCAAGAACCTGTTGCCTAAGAGCCGAAGGAAGATCACCCGCAAGCCGGGAAAGATCCTGAAGGGTAAGGTGGAGGAATTGAACATGATCGAGTCACGGTTAAAGAATAGACTGTTGGCCGTAGGCCAGAGGGGAGAGCAGTAATGGGTGAGATATCAATGTGGACTTGGCTCCAGGCTAGTTTTGTTTTGCTGGTTGTCGCCATCATGGGCGGGGCTATCGGTTGGGGATTCGGAGCGGATCATGCAGCTAAGTCATGGAAGAAGCGTATGGCTACCAGGGAAGAGGCTTTCCGACAGCATTGGCATCGTCCGATGCGTTGGTATTGGTGGACGGGCCGGGACGACAGCCGACATGACCGCAACGAGTGGGTTGTGGGGGTAGTGGCTGAAACTGAGGGAGAGGCCAAGATGAAACTGGATCCCGCCAGGATACCTTTGCTGGATAAAGCCCGCGCCAAGGGGGTGAAAGAGGTCGGGCTGCACGTCCTGGTTGCTAACAGCAGGGAGGACATTCATGTTCAAACAATTTGAGGAGCTTCAGAACTCAGTCCATGCCATCTTCGGGACCGGGATGCCCGATGTGATCACCATCCCACCTGACCGTCACAAGAAAATCCTGGACGAGCTTGGCCTGAAGTGGAAGCACGAGGATCCTCTTGGGGTGTACTTCTACATCGGACAGGCCAAAGTCAGGCCCATGGTCAGCAAAGTCAGGTTCGAGTTGTTCATTGATAAGAGAGAGGAGTGGCGGTTTCATCTGCTCACTCCCAATGGCAGGATCATTCTAACCAGCGAGGGCCATAGCCGATCCAACGCTCGTCGTGCGGCCAAACGTGCGAGAGAGGTCCTGGCAGCGTGTCCGGACCTGGAGAACGAGGAAGAAACGGGTGAACACCCACATATCGTACCCAGGATCGGAATGTTCAAAGACAAGGCGAAGAAATGGAGGATACACCTGATCGGAGCCAACGGTCAGATCCTCATGTACTCGGAAGCCTACTCGTCCAAGACCCAGGCTTTCAAAACCGCTTACAAGCTGTCTGAGTACGCGCTTGAAGCCAGCATCACCGTGAAGGAGAGGGAATGAATAGAAGAACTTTCTTTGGAGCCGTGATCGGGGGAACTGTTAGCTCCAGAATTGCTCAGGGGAGTGTTAGAAGTTGGACAACACCAAACCGCTTCACCCAAGAGACCAAGCTAGGCGACTACTTCTTCTTTTGGACAGGCTGGAAGAAATCCATCAACGTCCCGGTCAACGTGGGCCAGTGGATCGCGGAGCCAGTCGATGGGCTGAACGAGGAAGATCCGAGGGACTCTTATGATCGGGAGCGTCCTGCCTTTTACGCAGCAACCACTGGAACAAACGGTGCGCTGGTCAACCTGAACTACGTCATGGATCTCACCTACCAACCAGACTTCCCGCTGATCACTGACAAGACCAGTACGGAGGATAAACAGGAAGCCCGGAAGGAAGCCCTGGAGAGGCTCCGCAAGTACATCGAGTCGTGGGAGATTCCCGAGCTTTACTACGCCAGCAACAGCCACCTCTCGCACCGAGGGAAACTCAAACCAGGGGACCTGATTCCTGTCGACTATCCAGTGAGTAAAATCTTGGGCAGGGTACTCAAGCAGGACCGTTTAACGGCGCGCGCGTTCAAGAAGGTGGTGAAACATGGGTGATGATTGTTTACCGGAAAGTCTGAAGGGCAAGAGACACGACGATTGGCGGTGGTACGTCGGATGGGTGAAGCGTAGCTGGACCGCCAAGTGCGGAAAGAACTGGCCTGTCCCGCCCAAGTTGCTGCTCGGTAACTCCGGGTGGACCGCTGCCGATCGTCATAGGTTCAGCCACTTCAATAAACCTGAGCATAAGGCCCGTTACAACGTCAGTGGAGCCGAGGAGTTCTTGAGGAAGTACGGCCACGTTATGCCCATTCCAAAGGCTGGAAACACGATGCTCTCTGCCGTGATGTACCGGGGTTGGCTCCCGCTGCCGATGTTCGCCAAGCGATTCAAGAACGACAATCTATACAGCATGGGCCTAGCCCGTTGGGACGAAGTGGACGGATACTATGACCTGGTCCGGATCCGGGGCAGCGGGACCTGGGGCCACATTTATATGTATATCACCGGCGGTCTGCTGGCCCTGACAATTTGGCTGGTCTTTTGGTAACTTAAAAAACTATAATGGCTCGGCTGGAGGTCGACCAACTCAGTTAAAAAAGGTGTAAACGATCCTCTTGAATTGTTCAGGAGAAGTCGCCCCTCCAGCATCCTTATGTGGGTTAAATGGAAATCACGATCACGTCGAATCTCTCTCTGGCTCAAGTTCCAGAGATTCTGAAGAAGCAGTTCATTGAAGAAAACACATTCGACAACCCTGAGTATCAGAAGCTCAAGGCCCTCGGCAAATGGTACAAAACTACTCCGCAACGCATGAAACTGTGGTCGATCAAAGAGGAAGAGCTTCAGCTGCCTCGCGGGTATCTCCCTGCGGTTATTGCCATTTCCCGGCGTAACGATATCGTCTTCCACATTCAGGACGACACCTTAGAACCGTGGGCCAACTTTGGATTGGAGGTCAACGGTGACCTGGAAGAATACCAGCAAAAGGCTCTGGAAGACCTACTCCACTTCCCCTGCGGAACCCTGGTCGGTCCCCCCGGCTGCGGGAAAACCAATATCCTCCTGTCTGCCATCCCACAACTCAAGACTCGTGCCATGATCATCGTCCACACCAAGGAGCTGTTCGCTCAGACCATCCAACGCTGCAAGGATTGGCTTGGGGTGACACCTGGGATGATCGGCTCCGGGAAGTGGGAGATCAAGGAGATTACCGTAGCCATGATCCAAACCCTGGCCCGCCGGGATCTGTCCGAGATCACAGGATACTTCGGGGCTATCCTCACCGACGAGGGTCACCATGTAGCTGCCAAGACCTGGGCCACTGTCCTGAATCAATTCCCCGCTCGGTACAAGTACGCCTTCACCGCTACCCCGCAGCGCAAGGATGGGTACACCTTCCTGATCTGGAGGTTCACCGGTGGCAAGACAGCGGAGATCAACCAAGAGGAAGTGATCGAGGCTGGCCGTGTTGTGTGGCCCACCTTCCTGTTCCGGACGACCAACTACAGGTACACGCTCTACGACAAGGGCGAGTGGACCGCCATGCTCAACAACTTGGCCTTTAACCCGGAGCGCAACAACGAGATCATCGGGGAGATTACAGACAGCATCCCTCATTGCGAGTCAGCCCTGATCCTCACCGATCGGGTCGCCCACGCAGAGCTTCTAGCCCGACGATTGTACGAGTTTCAACCCGTCCTCCTTCATGGGAAGCTGAAAGCCCAGGACCGGCGAGAGAGGATGGAGAAAGTCAGAAAGGGAACCAAGCTGACGATTGCTACCATTGGAATCGTTGGAGAGGGAGTGGACGTTCCCGGGTGGGATCTCCTCTACCTTGTCACTCCTATTGCCGGGGGATCGCGTACCGTCCAGGCCATCGGGCGGGTCGCCAGGGCTAAGGAAGGAAAGAGTGCTGCCACTGTCATTGACTTCGTGGACACGCACGTTGACGGATTCAGAGAGAATAAGAAAGGCATACGGGTGCGTTACTTCCCGCTGAGAGAAGCAGCCACGAAACGACGTCGGCTGTATCGACTGAAAAAGACCGAAGCCATGCTGTTCTGACCTCCAGGAGAGGGCGTTGAGTGTTGTAGAAATCCTTGCCAACCAGTTCGGAATCCAGACACAGCCCCGCGCACGGATCGACTGCCCGTTTTGTAAGCATCACACGATGTCCATCAAAGCGGACGACACTCTCGCCAAGTGCTTCCATGCCAGCTGTCTCCGCTATATCACCCTCCACGCAGCCAGTCCTTCCTACCAACGAAGCCTCCACAAAGCCTTAGAAGGGGTCTACCATGACTTCCACAAACACTTCCTCTCCCTGGCTGACCAGGAAGGCCCGAATGTCTACTTGTATTGCAGGAACAAGCGTCAAATCCATTCCCAGGTGCTTCAGGATGCCCCATTAGGATGCGTTCCCCCTGGATACGACCTTGGGCCTGCCTTTGATCCGGTCATTAAACAGCTCGCAGATACGCTCGATGATGCAGCAGCAGACATGAGGAAGGGCGGTCGGCCAAGCAAGATGCAGCAGCAGCGCGTCGAGGGCCTCCAAAAGAGCCTGAATTTTGTCCAGGCCAAGAAGAAGGACCTCGCAGAGAAGATCAAGAAGCGAGAGAACTGGCTGACCTTCCACTACGCCGATTCTACCCACCGATTCACCGCCATTCGGCTGCGGAATCCCTTCGAAGTGGAGAAGAACTTTGCGTTTGTCTCCTATAACCCATTCAAAGCCTTCGGGTTGTTCGGTCACCAGATGTTCCCAAAGGGTAACTCCAAGGTTCCCATCGACAAGCTCATCGTCACGGAGGGGGAGTTCAATTCCCTCCAGCTCCAATCCCTTCTGGTCAGATATGGTGACGACACCGGTACGGACCTGAGCTATCTGTACTGTGCCTCGGCCGGCGGGGTCAACCAGGCCGACTACAGCACCATTCGCCAAGTGTCTTCGGACCCCATCCTTCTCTATGACAACGACAGCGAGAATGACAACGCAGGGTTCATGCTGGTCAGCAAAGCGCAGGAGTTCATGGCTATCGAGGCAGCGACCACGCCCAACGGCTGCTCGGACGTGGATGAGTTCATCCTTCAATTCAAGAACAACACGGAGGCCTGGACAGCGGTCAGGGAAATGCTGGAGGACCGCGAGTGGTTCTATCGTCACTTCTCCGGACTGGCATCGGAGATCCAGGAGGCCAGGGACGTTAAGAAGAAGGAACACCGGATCAATGATCGGGTTAAGCAGTTGATATTAGAGGACATTCTGATCCGTGGAACGCTCTACCATGACGATTACACGGCCTACTTCTTCAAGAGGAAGGAGAAGAAGCTACTGGAGGTCAGCCCCAACGATCATGAGTTTGTCTTGCTGTTGGCGAAGTACGGGGTCAATGCAGCGGAGAATATCTCCAGGTACATCATTGAGGGCCTGAGAAACGCAGCCTTTCACGATGGACCACGGATTCACGCTCACCGCTTTTCCCACTACAAGCCAGACTCCTACACCCTATACATCCACAATTACAACAATCAGATGTACCGCCTCACAACGGAAGCCGTTGACTTGGTCGACAACGGCACTGATGGGGTCTTATTCTTGACCGACTCGGAGGCCGAGCCATTCCTGACCGATCACCGGTGGTTTCAGAAGCAGTTCGAGAAGGTGTCCAACCTCGATGTATGGGACGCTAGCAAAGACTCCAAGTTTCTGAAGCTAATCGTTGAAATGATTAACTTTGCCGAGGATATTCTGGAGCCGAATGATCGCTGCATCCTCTTCATGCTGTGGGTCTACTGCAATTTCTTCAGGGAGATCAACCAGACTCGCCCGGAGCTGGCCTGGATCGGAGAGAAGGGATCAGGTAAGTCGATCACCAACAAGAAGCTCGGCTGCACCTTTTTTGGGTCCAAGTTCCAACTGACACCGCTTCCCGATAAGTGTGAGGACTTCGACGCGATCATCACCAACAATGCCTTTGTCTGCGTGGACAATGCCGATACCAGGAAGCCCTGGTTCGAGGACCGGCTTGCTACCCTGGCAACCAGCGGGGCTATCTCAAGGCGCAAGCTCTACACCACCAATGAGATGGTCAAGTTCATGCTCGATTGCTTCTGTTCGATCACGGCCAGGACTCCCAAGTTCAAGCGTGATGATGTGGCCGACCGGCTTTTGATGATGAAGTGCATGCGTTACAAACACTTCCTTCCTGAGAATAAGTTGATCGCGGAGGTCCTCAAGAACCGAGATCATATTTGGGTCGAGCTCATCTACCAACTCCAGCATTGCATCCATGCCCTGAAGGATCACGCCGATGATGATTTCTCGACAGCCTTTCGCATGGCTGACTTCGCTGACTTCAGCCTCAAGATTGCCACGCGAGCTGGCTTTTCAGATCAACTCCAGAAGATTTTTACGAAGCTCATGCAGGAGCAAAGCTACTACGCTCTTGAAGGAACAGCCATCTTCGACGTGTTGATTGTTTGGGTCAAGGAAAATGAAGGCAAAGAGATCTCAGGGGCAGGGCTGTGCCGTGCGCTATCAGAGATCGCGCAGCGGGACGGATACGAGTTCGTCTACGCAGGTAAGGAGCGGTCCTTCTCGCAGAAGTTCCGGAACCTCCGGAGCAATCTGGATGAGTTCTTCGAGATCACAGAGACAGTGGGCCGTGGTCGACGCAAGGTTTACACCTTCAGATTGAAACAGGACAAAGGTATATGATGGGACCACGCCTCCATTCATTCGACTCACAGCCTGAAGTGACACCGGGACGTTGGGGGCGAGGGCCTTTTCGAGTGGGTCCTGTGTTGAAGCGTCCCGGACCATTCTCCGTGAGGGTAAGGGCTGATGCGACAGGACGTTGACTGCACGGTAATCAGCTCCGGTGGGCCATGCGGGGAGGGGCAACCCACCAAATCCGAGCCGAAACCGAAAAGCAAAATAGAACCGCCCAGGAAATGTAAAAATTCCGTATTTCTGTAGAGGGGGGGGGATTGAGTTCAATGTTGCTTGAGTATCTCAAGATGCGCTGGTTCACCGAGCTTGCTGACCAAGACGAGCTGGAATCAGAGCTTGCCAAATTACGATTAAAGCCCGACGATATCGGCTCTATGGTCGCTTCTGTCTCATTCTGTCCCACAGGCGGCAAAATGATCTTTGGGCCCAAAAAAGACGAGGTTCGGATTATCGGCTGCAAGGCCACTGATGATTACTCCGATTGGGACACTTTCTGCCTAGTCAAAGTGCAAGATCCACCCTGGGATCCCCGTCTTCTCGTGGTTCGCCAGGAACACCTGGAGAAACCGCCCATCAACTGATGAATGTCCTACTCCTCCAACTGGACGGGAAACTGCCCAACCTTGCTCTGATGCGGATCGCCACTCACCATCGAAAGAAGGGCGATACCGTGCTTCTCAGGAGGGGCTACAGCACGAAGCTGTGGGATCCGACCTGGGATAAGGTCTATATCTCCCTCATCTTCCAGAGAACGCGAGAAACCGCTGAGAAAGCCATTCACGTCCATCCCCGCGCCCTGGTCGGAGGAACTGGATGGGATGAAACCCTGACGATCGAATCAATAGGCATTTACGATATCGAGCCTGACTACACGGACTATCCCCAATTTCGGCAATCTCTGGGATTTACTCAGCGCGGGTGTCGCCTGAAATGTCCGTTTTGCGTGGTCCCCCGGAAAGAGGGAGCCGTGAGATGGGATAACAGTATCGACACGATTTACCGGGGGGAGCCTTGGCCCAAGGAGTTGATCTTGCTCGACAATGACTTCTTCGGGCATCCCGACTGGCCCCATCGTATTGAAGAGATCCAGGCCGGTCCCTTCAAGGTGAACTTCAACCAGGGGATCAACGCTCGGATGCTCAATGATGAAACGGCCGCGGCGATCGCGTCCGTTGACTACCGCAACGCCAGGATGGACAGGAAGCAGATCTACACCGCCTGGGACAACCGCAAAGATGAAAAGAGGCTCTTTGCTGGACTCAATGCCTTGGTGAAACACGGTGTAAAGCCCAGAGATATCATGGTCTACATGCTTGTTGGCTACTGGCCGGGAGAGACTGAAGATGATCGGCTCTACCGCCAGCAGCAGTTGAGGGATTTCGGAGCCATCCCTTATCCCATGCCCTACGAGAGAACCAGAGAGCTGGTTGGTTTCCAAAGGTGGATAGTGGGAGCTTACGACAAAAGAGTTCCGTGGGAAGAATGGAAACAGGCCAAGTACAAGCCGGAGAACTTGTAACCAAGGCCCCTTTATTAAAAGGGGGCTGAGTACCCGATTTGTCAGGTACGCACCTCCAAAAAAGTAAGAAAAAGTGAAGGTGCGGAATTTGACAAAATTGAAAGAACCGGAAAGAACCGGAAAGAAAATTGAAAGAACCGGAAAGAACCGGAAATAGGGTAAATAGGGTAAATAGGGTAAAAAAACACCATTTTCTTGCCCCTTGACTGCATAAAACCCTTATTTTTTTCCCTCCCGATTGTTTTGTCGAAAGGTGAGTGAAAACGACAAAGAAATCCTCACCCTATTTTTTTGCACCGACACTCCTCCGATCTTATACACATACACATAACCCAAAAGGAGGGGAACACATGACAGACAAACCAAACGGCGAAGCTCTCGCCAAACAGGACCCAATGCAGATCGACAAGAAGAAGAAGACCTACATTGCCGTGGTCCTGGACTCAAGTTCGTCCATGCAGGCCATCAAGAAAGAGGTCATTGCAGGATTCAACGAACACGCAGCCACGATCCGCGCGGGATCGGGTAATCAGATGGACTCGAAGGTCTGTTTGATGACCTTCGCCAGCTACGTCAACCCCCCGCTGCTGTGGTGCGAGAACGCGAACAACCTCAACGATCTCACCGAGGAGAACTACCGACCGGAAGGCATGACCGCCATGCTGGATTGTGTCGGCATGACCATCGACAAGCTGGAGAAGCAAGAGGATATCGAGGACGAGCAAACTGCGGTCCTGGTCCTGGTGGTCTCTGATGGTCAGGAGAACAACTCCAAGCGACAGACCTACGCCAGCATTTCCGAGCGGGTGCAGCGGCTCACCAAGACAGGCCGATGGACGTTTGTCTACCTGGGGTCGAATCAGGATCTCGCCAAGATCCAGCAGGACCTCAACATTCCCAAGGGCAACACGCAGACCTTCGTCAACACTCCAGCTGGCTACGCCCAGGCGTTCACACAGACCAACCGGGGATTGAGCAACTACATGAGTTCCAGGGCGCGGGGAGTCACTATGTCGACGAGCTTCTACAGTGGGGATACGCCTCCCGTCGAGGAGAAAGGACAATCGTCCGTTATAACGGACAGTCCTGATCCTGTGACCTCGGCCAAAACGCCCGTTGACGACGATCAGGTCGATAAGTTCTATCAGAAGACGAGTTGAGCCACCAAAATACTGGTGAAAATTCCAGTATAGTGGCAGAAGTTCCAGGGGATTGTTAGCTAACCGCCTTTCTGCCTTAAATTTCTTCAAGATCTCTGATACCCTACGCCTACCAGATCGCTCCCGGGAATGTTAGTCGTACCCACAATCGTCTGGAGGCCCGATGGATCGGAGATCGTTTCTACTCACAAGTCTGTTGCCTGTAGTCGCTGCCAAGAGGGGATTGTTAGGAATACCAGGACAACGCCTCCGCGATTATTGGGGAGATCGCATCCTCATCATGAAAGCCAGGAGCATCGGTATGAGTACGCTCGTTCACAATAGAATGGTCGCTGCGCAGAAGCGTATGTCTCTCAGATTGGCCCAGGACATTTGGCATGGATATTAGGGTTAGAAGAGGCGTTCAGGTGGTCGTCTTTATCTTCGTCGTGTGGCTCGTTTTGAACATACTGGATTATCTGTTCTGATGGCGAAGATCAAGATGCAGAAGGACAAGGCTTCCAGTGGCCGCAAGATGGCTACTGTCCTCTTCAATAAAGCAGATGTGTCGTTCCTGAAGGAACTGATTGAGAAGCACCCGAAAGGCTTCTATATGAGCAACGTCCAGATCTTGAACCCAGGAGAGAAGGTCTGATGTTCGCAATCCTTACGGACAAGAAGGGCTTCCATAAGGTGATAACGATAGAGGGTGGTGGACACCCGCTGCACACCATCCGCTTCGCAGTCGTGGAACGACCAATCGCACCCGACCCTGACCCGTTCGAGAGCGTCGAGGTCAACGAACTCACCTTCCATTACGAGAGACAGGTCACCCAAGACACTTTTCTTTATAGGGAGTGGGAATGAAACGACGAGATTTCTTCAAGGCAACTGCCGGCGTTATCGTAAGTGCTGCTGCCGGGGGACTGTTAGACGTACACCCAGGCACAGACCTACCGGAGCTTCCGGATCCGGACTACGACAAGATCGTTACCTCTGCTTTTCCATTATCGGAGAGCCAATCGAAGCTCTACACGATTGGGGCCGAGGATTTTCAGCTTTTTAAGTTCTACTTTCCACAGGGCGGTGGAGAAGCGCAGTTGAAAGGGTTCACTTACATCAAGGGCATCTCAGCAGCGTGTTTGGATACAGTGGGGTGCAGAGTCTCGGTGAGGCCCCTTGCGGAATCCCGGAGGTGGAACCACCTGTTGTTTCAGACACCCATTGATGGCAGTACGTTCGTTATGGATAGCCTCTGGATCAAATGCCAGGACGGTGTGATCAAGGCCGATGGAGAAGCCGCATTGACAGTTAATTGCTGGAGGCCCAAAGTCGCGTGAGTGGGATCTTGGATATGCACAAGACCTTCCTGGGTGACGAGCAGCGCATCAAGAGGTTGGAGGGAGCCTTGAAGCGGCTCTACGAGAAGGCCCATGCGGTCAGCAAAGCTGTAGAGGGAGCTATCGTCATGGATTCCATCCACGGCCACGACTATGACGGACCCACTTTCCTTGAAAACTTCACCGAGGTCGAGCAGCTCCTGGGTATCAATCCAGAAAGGGCGCCAGGGGTCCCCACCGGAGGAGAATGTTAGACCTGAATCGACATGAAACGTAAGAAGAAGAAAAGTTCACCCATAGCCTCGGTCACCTGTAAGAACTGTCCCACCACCCTCATCCAATCCACAAACCCCCACTTCATTCACGCTCAACGTCACGGCCTCTGCTCCGCTTGTTCCGCTAACGAGATCGACGCGCTCAACGAGAAGCTGGCTCTAGGAGGGACCGTCAACGAGGATTCGGAGACAGCGAACGCCATCATGGTCGAGGCTCTCCTTTTTTACGCCGAGAAAACCAACTACGGCCTCCTGGGTGGGACGAGGATGCGCACCGACAAGGGAGCCAAGGCAAGGTTTGCCCTGAATCCGGGCAAATACTACCTGGGGAGTGTTAGGACGGTACTATCAGAGCCGACCAAGGTTCGTTCAGCCATGGAGGAGATCCAGGAGATCTCGGAACGATACGCCGACAGTGAGGAAGGCTGGAGCAACGGGGATATGTCCGAGATCTGGCAGATCATCGAGACTCTCTTTTATTCAAAGGGGGATGTTAGTTCCGGATCAACGAGGGAATGTTAGATATAACGTGCTGATGGGAGTGGAGTGTTAGATCATGAATGGAATGGATAGACGACAAGCACTCAGTATGCTGGCACTTCTGGCAGGAGCAGCTCTGCCGATTGAGAAGATCGAAGCGGCCCTGGAGGTCAAGGAGAAGTACACGATGGACGATATCGAGATCGTGTGGAAGGAGCTGTCTCGCAGTCCGGACGGGAAAGTGATCAGTGGAGTCATGCAAGTTCACCTTCCCTGGTCGCCAGAAGTGGACAAGATGGTAGATGAGCTTAACGAGATCCAGAGGGAGCATGGTCTAATATGAGCGAGAAGAAAACCTACGCCTACGAAATGGGATTGGACGCAGGAAGGAACGGACCCAATCAAAAGAACTGCCACTTCACCATCTTCAGCAAGCGTGAGTACACGGATGCCTGGGAGAAGGGCAAGATTGAAGGGGAGAAGGAAATGAAACGGAAATGAGAGTTACGATTCTTATTCTCAGTTTTATCATTCTGGCGGGTCTAGTGGTGGGTGGACTGATCTGGTATCTCGACAACATAACCATGATGTGAAGAGGAATGTTAGTAAAATACCGGCAATGAAACGGAAATAAAGCGGAAATGAACGTGGACATTTAACGGAAAAAAAGAGGACATGGTGTGGGTCATTTTCCCTCTAACTTAACTTATCTCTTAACTTAACTTGGACATTTTGGGGGACATTTATGGTCAAAACTACGGACGATGAACCGGAAACGAGCAGAGAAGCACTTATCCCTAATCTAAACCTCCAGACCACAGAGAAGGAAATCATCAGCTTCGATGCAATAGGCAATTTCAAGTGTAGCCGCTGCGGGTGGACTCACACGCTTGCGGAGTGCGCGGAGTACCGCCTGGTGCTGGCGAACCGGGAGCTGGAGAAGGTCACCAAGTTCGTTAAGCACGACATAGGCCGGGGGGAGACAGGCGAGAGTCCTGTCGATACCCTGCTGCGGGGCTTCCGGAGGCTCCGGGCCAGCTGGATCGAGGCTCGCAGGGGAGCTGGCGAATCAACCGAAGTAACCGAACTGCTGAAGGAGGAATGATGGATCTGAACACTCGACGGGCTGTGCTTGTTTATGAAGGTGCGCGATTGGCAGCGATCGCTTCTAAAGCACCCATCGTTCCCGCGCCTTGGGGAGAGCGGGAAGACGATTTCAGGGAGCAATTCCTGAAGGTGATCGAGCGTCAGTGTGGGCCGAATCGTTCTTCTTCCCCGGAGGAGCTCCATGGATCGTGGATGCAAGCCTACTATGACCGAGGATGGGTTTATGGAGAGAAATACGATGCTGAGAAGCGCATCCATCCTGACCTCGTGCCTTATGACGACCTCGGCACGTTGGAGCGGGATAAGGATGCCGTGTTTGTCGCCCTCTGTGAGATCGCTAGACTCTGGGTGAGGGAAGAGGAGTGAAGCAGAAAGAATCAGGTCAGCTGTGCACGCTCTATTACTTGGTCGCTAAATTGGCCGAGGCCGTGGGTGAGGCTCCCATCCGGAACAAGGTCTGGAGCCACAAGGTAGACGACAAGTGGTTCATCAAGATCAACGGACACCCTGAGACAGTCGATGGGATTCCCCCGTATTGCCTCTTTGTCGAGTTCAATGGCCTCCCTGCGGGTTGCCTGACTCCTTTCGAGGGGAGTTTTGCTGCGGGATCCGCTGCCAATGAGGACGAATTTATCAGGGTACTGAAAGAGAAACTGACGGGCCTGGGTGTCAACCTGGAGGACCTCCAGGAAGTCGATGTGAGGGAGAAGGAGCATGAAGACCATCCGAGCTTGGCTGATCAAGGTGTTGACCCGGAGGAGTGGGCCGAAAAGGAGGACGGGAATGGGTGATATCTACTACAAGGTTGTGCAAAAGAGCGGGTTGAGCCTGGTGTCCTGTTGTCCTCCGAGGGGAGCCAAGGTCACCTATCCCAAGAAGAAGTGGGCGCATCCTATTGAGGGGACTATCGGGCTGCTCGTCTTCAACGATCTCCACAACGCGAAGGGCTGGAGTCATGGAGGCCGGGAGATTTGGGAGTGCGAGATCAAAGGGCCGGCCAAAGAGGTCAAGTACCTGGGCCAAGTGTCGAAGCAGATCGAGGTCTTCACCTGGCCCGACGATCCAGCGGAACTCCGGGCCGGGATCTTGCGACGAGCAGCTCTGTGGGAAGACGGAGGATTCTGGATCACGGCTCCTGCAGGAACGCTGGCGGTCCAGGGCGTGAAGCTGCTGCGGAAGGTCGCATGAAGATCACGATCAGTACCACCGTCATCACCTTTGAGCCTCACGACGAGAAGCACAACAGGCTAGCCGTGAAGACACCGGCCGGGGTGTTGGATTGCTTCCCGCCGAAAGATGAGTCAGGTGAGCGATTGATGACACGATTGGCCGGGATGGTGGAGTTGACACAGGCCGGGAAGGAACTGGCGTGGCTCAAAGGGGGATGTTAGAACGCTGTAGAGTACAGACGTTTGTACGGGGAATGTTAGCGCGGAGTGTTTCATGTGAAACATAGGAGGATGATGTGAAGCTGAAGATTGCAGTTGATTTCGATGGAGTGATCCACAGGTACTCGAAGGGCTGGCACAATGGGACAATATATGACCCACCCATGCCTGGATGCCAAGATGCTATGAAGCGGCTCAAGGAGCGCGGCCACAGGATCATTATCTTCACCACTCGCGGCAACGACAAGGAGCTGAAGGCAGAAGCTACGAAGTGGCTCAAGGAGCACGATATCCCGTATGACCGCTTCTACAGCGGAGGAAAACCACCAGCGCACGTCTACCTGGATGATCGGGCCTTGCGCTTCACCGAATGGGAGAAGGCCTTCTTCGATATCCTTGAGATCGAGGAGAAAGAGGGGGAGAAGCTGTGAGCGTACCTCATTCGTTACTCAATCTCATGTCGAAGTTGTCCCAGATCAAGGGCTACGCCGAGGGGATGCAGGAGGGCTTCCGATATGGTACCCCTGAAACTCTGGACTCTGCGCTCCTGGTTGAACACATAGAAAAAGGAATGACCCATCTCAACAAACTGATCGACGAAGCCCGTTCGATCGAAAAAGAGCTGAGACAGAAACTCAGACAACGAGGAGAAGAAGTATGAATGACGAACAAGAGATTTGGTATGGATTCTGCACCTACTGGACCGACGAGTGGGATAGTCTGTCGGCCACGGAACCAGTTGAGGGTGAGGCTATCAGTCACGGTATCCCATGCTGTCCGGAGTGTGGGTCCGTGGGCTATCAGATGACCCTCCAGGACTGGAACGAGGGTATCGAGAAGTACGAAGCTGAAGGTCACGCTGGCTACGCCGCATTTATTGAGGGACTGAAGGAACAATGCAACGGGAAGCTGACTATCATGGAACTCTGGAAGCAGAGGACCGAAGGGGAAGGTTAGAACTGATTTTGAATCGGGAGTGTTAGGAAACCACTACCGGGGAGTGTTAGCAGAAGGTTCTCCGGGGATTGTTAGACGGATCCAGATTAAAACGCGGAGGGAATTATGAAAAAAATCGAGATCGTCATGGGACAGGGGGTTATTGAGGCCAGATACGACGACGGGGACGTGCTGCGCGCCGGACGGGAGACCGCTTTCCTGGGCCGACTGGAGATCAACTCGGAAGCCCACAGTAACCTCATGCCCGTCGATCAGATCAAGGGCTTCCTCACTTCAGTTGTGCTGCCTCAACTCGATCTTTTCTCTCGCCAGATTGAGACCAAAGCGATTGAGGATGAGGAAGTGGCTCTGGAAGCTGAAGTTGGTCCCGCTCCGTGATGGCTACCTTCGAAGTCTTCATGCAGGAAACGGGAGCTGCGGAGCTACTGATCTTCGTCGTCGCCCAGGTCTGCATGATGGCCGCTGCGGGGTTTGTCGGTTACATGATCGGGAGACACAAGTATGAAGAGACCGAAGTTACCCAAGCCAGCGGACAACATCGAAGTGGCCAAGATGGAATTGAAGGTCGAGAAGGGATGGAAGTTGAACCCCTCAGCCTCTCAGGGGGCCATGTTGCAGGAGATCCAGAGCCTTCTCGAGCGGATCAAGCGTGACGACACCAAGATCCGCCAGCTGGAGAAACTGAGGGCAATCAACTGGAAGGAGAATCCCGATGGGTAATCCAGGTCCGATTTGGAAATGTGAGTGTAGCGAGTGCAACTGTGAAGAAGCTGCCATCAAAGAAGATTTCGATATTGACGCGATTTGCGGTCCCTGCAGCCGGGGAGTACACCGCGCAGAGAGAGAGTACAAGGCCAGCTTGGAGACCCGGAAGCGGATCGCCAAGGAGGAGCAAAAGCTGAAGGAGCGAGAGGACTGATGCTAAGAAGAACCCTGCTTAAACTCTTTACTATCAGCCCTCTTGCTTTGTTGGCCTCGTTCAAACAGATCTACTTAATTCACACCGTCCCTCTCGGTGGATCAGATGGATCAACGGTCTTTACAGCCAACCCTCAAAACTACAGAGAACGATTACCCAACTTGTGGTCGCCACACCGCAGTTTGGTGGAAACAATGGCTGATCACTGTCTTGCCACGGCCAAGTCTCAAGACACGCGGGGGTGGACGCTCAAGCAATGGAACGAAGAACTGGACGAAACCAAATGGCAATGGCAACTCGCAAAAGGGAGTGTTAGTAAGGGTGACAAAAGCTAAGAATCACAAAGAGTACCGATTCCTCGACAAGAAGGCTTGGGGACCAGGCCCCTGGCAGGATGAACCCGACAAGGTCCAGTGGATCGACAAGGCCACGGACCTCGATTGCCTCATGGTTCGCGGTCCTAGTGGCTCCTGGTGCGGTTATGTCGGAGTGATGGATGGTCACCCCTTCTTCGAAAAGGACTATTCAGCGTATCCTGGGCCTGGTGATATGGATGTGCACGGCGGGGTCACCTTCACCAACTTGTGTCAGGAGGACAAGAAGGAGCATGGAGTGTGTCACGTCCCTGCTGCCGGCCGATCCGATCACGTTTGGTGGATCGGGTTTGATTGCTCCCATAGTTGGGACTTCTCGCCTAAACACGACAAAGATGTGATGCAGTTTGCAGGAGAGGTGGGCAAGATGGCTCGTCACCTCTCCGATGCCGTGGACTTCGGTGATGGCCGCTTTGAAACCAGCTACAAGGATCTCGTCTATGTCCAGAAAGAGATTTGCGTGCTGGCCGCGCAGATCAAAGAGGTCTACGACAAGGCGGTGATGTGAGCAACTACGTCGAGGAATACTACGAGGTCTACCACGAGAAAACGATAAGGGCCCGCGTCGAGCATATCTGCTCTGCCTGTACCGAGAAGATCTCAAAAGGCCATCTTTACACTCGCATAGGGATCATTTTCGACGGGGACGCAACGACCATCAAGCGGTGTCTCCGCTGCCAGACCATCCACATTCACATACGCGGCCTGGATACAAGCGGGGACAGCTGGCCCGATGAGAAACTGGCCTGCGGGGGCAACTATAAGGACCATTGGGGGGTTGACCCTCCGGAGGAGATCCAAGACCTGGCCTTCGTCACTCCAAATGAGGCACAGAAGGTCTGTGAGACACAGATCTACGTCGAAACGATCAACCAGGTGGTCAGACACGCCAAGGAGAGAAGGCCATGAGCATCGTCTACAAGTGTGAGAACTGCGGACTGATCATCGAGGACAGTAGTGAGGTCTACTCCATCGGTAAGAGGCATTGGGACAACGTCGACCTTTGTTGGGACTGTTTCATGATGGCCCTCAACCTGGGTGACGGAAAGTATTATGGATGGATGGGGGTCAAGAAGCACGTTATGAAACTCCTGAAGGCGGCTACAGGATGAGATCGAACGGGAGCAACCCAAAGATCACTATCGACGTTGGTGGAGTCGCTGGAGGAACAAGCAACGTCCCCGATCAGATGGTTGGGGTCCTGTTCTCCGGAGTCAAGGGTGGAGCTGGCCCAACTCCAGAGAAGGACGAACTGATCTCTAAACTGTTCACCATGAAGATCATCGTCGGCTGCTGCGGGAAGGAGTACACCTACAACTTCACCACCTTCCCGCGTCAGGACCTCAAATGCGACTGTGGAGCGAAGGGCCGTTGGGTGGTCAAGTACGAGTGATGGAAATTAAATCTGTTCCTGAAATAACCATAGATCAAGATGAAGACCACCTTGCTGTCTGCTCAGATGTGGGCTATCACGACGATGACGTTCTCGATAAGTGTGGTGAGTGTGGTTGTACCGTTTATCTTCGACCAGAAACCACGGTTCTGACGAGAAAAATCTGCAACGGGTGTTTCCGTAGGAAGATCAAGAGCGGTGAAATTTCAAAGGAGGACTTCCAGGCTTGTTTTACCGCCGCGAGTAGGAAGGAAGTATCCAAGCTCATGGGTAGAGAAGTGTCGATAGGGGAGCTGGTCGATCTTGTGGTTAAGGAATTTGAATGAGTGAAAAGTACCATCCCGTAGCCTTCGAGGAGCTGCTCAAGCGATTCATGGCAGAGATCCGCGCCAGCAGCAAGCGGCTCACGCAGTTGGAGAAGGTTATCTCTCCCCTTCTCGCCAGGGAGAACTGTGAGTGCAGCGACGACGAGGCTGCGCACCTCCAGAACATGGCAGTCGCAGCAGCCCTCGAAGTGATCGAGGATGACTTCGGAGGGATGGAGTCCATGCGGGAGAACTTCCAGTTCTGGCTCGATCACCAGCGTAAGAAAAAGGAATGGCTATGAGTAAGAACGTCAGGCTCTACCGCTTCTACAATCTGGACAAAGAGCAGCACGGTGAACCCTTCGCTGAGTGTGACGACCACATCGACGCATACAAGCGCGGAAGGAAACCAGCAGCTCCTCAACTGATCCTGGAGAAGATCGCGGACGAGGCCCTGTGGTCGTGCAATAAATGTGATCAGGACGAGGCCAAGAGAGCGGAGCGACTCCGTAAATTCCAGGACAGCAAGACACAGAAGGACCCCGTCTGGAATGTCGTAGTCAGGAATAGAGAGAAATCTGGGATAGGGGTAAGCGTCCAGTCCGATGCCTGGTCCTACCGCGAGGACCTCTCAGATATCGACCAGGTGACCTACGAGATCATCGGCAAGACGAGGCCGGTGAGAGAGGAATGTTAGTAATGACCCTGGGAACCTGTCCAGTGGACGACAAACACCAGATCACCCAGATCAGCGCGTCCAGGGAAGGCTATCTGGAATACTGCTGCCAGTGCCGAAAATGGCGAACAAAGATCGACCTACGGCCCATCCGCGCTGAGTTGAGAGAGATGGGAGTCGATCCGGACGCGAAATCACCCTACGCCAGTGTATCGCTCAAGGGAACGTGGGAGTGTTAGAAAAGAGCAGACAGAGGGAGTGTTAGGTACAGATGGATAGTGGGGATGTGGTTACCGTTATCGCTGTGATTGTGATCGGGGTGACGATAAGCAAATGGCTGTTTCCACACTACTGAGGGAGTCATGAATAAACAGTGGATGAAGTGGATCGTAGACCTGTTCAAAACCGACGATATGCGCTACGAGGTCAGGGCCACGAACGCAGAGGGAAAGGACATTGTCGTCGGTTGGTCCTCGCTGCGCAGCGGGGGGACCCCCATGAAAATAGTCAAAGAGCATCCGGGGTTGCACTCGCCCATCGTTATCGACACTAAAGAGGGAGTATTAGGAAAAGGACCGCAGGAACCCTGGGATGATGGGCATGGAGATTCATGGCCACCAACGTACTGAGGGAATGTTAGAGCATCGTGATGAGTGACGGAGATAGACCGCTCAACAACGATTGGGTCCTGGGACCCGAGCCACTGGACCTCTGGGAAGCTGCCTTCTCCTGGGGCCGGGGGATGGAGCCGTACCGGGGGAATGTTAGAAAGACGACCTGTGGGAATGTTAGATCTAGGAAGCCCAGATGCCCGTTCTGCGGTGCACCGACCAAATGGATCCGCGACAAGCTGTTCTGCCGCGATTGTGGCTACTTCGAGTCCTGCTGCGACGGTGGGAAAGAGGCAGTACCAGCGGGGGAGTGTTAGCAGCGTCCCTATTATGGGGGAGTGTTAGAACGGTGTTCCCTGTGGGGAATGTTAGGTGGATTGAGGCTCCAGGTCGCAGAGGGAGTGTTAGGTACTGGATCTCCGGGAATGTTAGCTCAGAAGAAGTGGAATATACAGAGAAAAGTGTATAAATACGAGATTGGGAGGATAGAGAGAGTGTGGGTTAGGTGGGTAGTTTCCGGGTCAAATAAAAAAGATGGTCAAATAGCATGCACCCTTGCACCATTTCGGGAGCCGGTTTGGTGAATAGGGTGCATAGTAAATCAGCAAAGTATTTGACTGACCACGAAACCCCCCCTGTTTTGTTTTAGCGAACTAAAACACCTTTCACCACCTTTCACCACCTTTCACCAAATTAGAGCCTGAGAAGAAAGGACTTACAGGATGGTGAAAGGTAACCCCCCCACTCCCAAGACTTTAGTATAGGAAACCCGGAAACCCTTTTAGAGATTTATAGAAAGAGTTATGTACCCCTTTCCTTGCACCCAATACATTTACACAGGATATCCTCTTGATAGAAAAGATCTTAACTCTGGTGAAAAGTGTCCAGGGACCTTTCACCACCTTGCACCATTTCCCTCTGAAGTCTCTGAAAAAGAATACCTTCTGGCTCCAGGGACCTTTCACCACTTTCCATTTTGCACACATGTTGTGCAACTGCCTTCCAGTTCTTGCATAAAGTCATGAATGAGCAGAAGGATGGATTTTCTAAATTCTTCTCCAAACTCAGTAGTAATTCCACTCACCCCGAGTCGGCGCCACTCTTCGATGAAGAACCACCCGACTCATCTCCGCTGCACACCGCTTTACCGCTGGCAGCAGCACACGAGGACCAATCAAGCCACATCAGTGTGGGACAGGACCAGGACGAACCCTTCGAAGAGGCCGTTCCTCTCGAAGACGAACTCGCCGACCTTCTGGATTCTATTGATTGACGAAAATAACTGAAAAAGCTGCGTACCACATCTTTACCGAATGCTTCATCCAGTATGACGTGCTGGTCGAAGCTGACCCGGGGGAACTCGCCCTCCATCCCCGTATGCAGGACTACGTCTTCGACTTCCATTCCGTCTTGATGGCTGTCCTCACCCCACTGGAGCTCAAACTGTTCAAGTTGAGAGTCAAGTACAGGAAGCGCAGAGGGAAGTGCCTGCAGGAACTCAAAATCGACGTTATCACCTACACGGAAATGCGACAGCGCATCAAGGTCAAGCTCGGCCGCGGCTTCCATGACCACAACCTCTGGCCTCTGGAGAACTACTTCAATGACAACCATGCGAAACAGGTCCGATTCTGAGATTCGTCACCGGCTGCGGGTAAGATTCTCGCTGTGGTTTCAACGCCTTCTCTCTAAACTACTCTGGAGGATACTCATGGTCGATGAAAAACCCGACCAGTCCCTTGTAAAGTCCGATCGCTCGGACCAGCTCCACGAGCAGCATGACGTTGATAGCCTCTCCCGTTTGATGCTTGAGCAAAAGGAGAGCTTTGATCGCAACTTGCTCGAGGAGAGGCTTTTCAGCAATAAACTCAAAGGCTGGCTGGATCGGTACTCCCGCATGAAAACCGATCACCGGATTATGGAAGACCAGTTAATGCAGGAAGCTGCCGTTCTCCTGGGGAACCCACCGCGACAGGCGGACCCGGAGGAAACCCCAGAAGCGGAACTGGTAGATCCTCCGGAGGAGTGATACTCTCAGTGAGCCTTGCTAGGGTCGAGCCGTTCAGTCACGGATGGGAATGTTAGGGTACTCTTTACTTTTAAGGGGTGTAAGAGCTTGCGGGACTGTCAGTTAACCGCGTCACGGCCAACCTCATCGTCGTTTTTTGGGTCACCCTCTGGCCGGCCTTGCTTCGCAGCCCTAAGTGCCTTATTCAGTGAAGTGTCCAGGTCAGGCCAGCAGTAAACCATCAATTTCCTCAACCCAACAACAACACCGATGAATCCAACAGCTATGACACCAAACAGCCACGAAACACCATCTATGAAATAGTACACGTTCCACACCCAAGTTAATAAATCGCTCATTCTTCCTCCTCGTCCGCGTATTTCACGCAGCTGCACCCAATTAACTGACCCCCACACTTCGGGCATTCCTCCACGTCACAACCTGGGTGATGAAACTTCCCAACCTTCGCTCCGCAGTCATGGCAGCGACCTCCGTCACTCCCCCAATCCGCTCTGGTTTCCTCGCCGTGCTTGATCGGAGGTAGGTTGTCCCCATCTTTCATCGGGATAACAAACTCCCGACACCCGTCCGACTCGTACATACCCCGCTTACAGTCCTTGCACAGCGCACCGATCTTGCTGGACCACGCCTTGATTGATCCACCCGCGATCCTCCAGGTAGTCCTTGGCAACCCCACGATGAACTTGTCCTTGAACTGCTGGTGGAAGATGACCGCCGACGACGGATCTCCCTCGCCTGTTCGTGCATACGTCTGTACTTTGACTGGATCTTCCTCGAACCAGTCGGTCAGGATCGCCAGAGCCAGATCCGCTGGACCGCTGCCCCCGTAACCCCACTCGAACCCATCCGGTGAGTGGTAAGAAACGTGGGTCAATGGCTTCCGGTTCCCAACATTGGACTGGCCGGGGACAACAGTGACAGTCAATTCATTCTCAACCCTTCGGCCTTGGTAAGATTTATCCATGTGCTTCCCTCCATGCCAATTTGAACTCACCCAAGGATTCAACAAGATCCTTTTCTTCGGTGAGATCCTTATACAAGGTTTCTGCTATCTCATAGGTCTCAACCGCCTTGGCAATGGCGACTGCTCGACCAAGTCTCTCATCGAAATCTTCGTCACTTGAAAGTTCAGCGACGAGGCAGTTCTTGTCGTCGAGCAGGTAAATCCGCTTACCCAGATGCTCGACTCTTAATGGTCGTGTGTGGATATACATTCGTCCTCCTATCGTTTCGTTAATCTTTGGATGACGTGAGCCAGAAACGCAGCGCGTCTACCTCCAGTTTGTCTGAAATATAGAGATCTCAAAGCATCCAGGTTTTCCTCTAGTTCCTTATAGGCTCCGGCCTTCTCAGCGCGTTCGGTGTCCAGTTGTATCGAGATGGCTCGATCATCGGCGGCTGCCTTCAGTCGTATCTCTTTATCCTCCGAGATATCCTGACCGAACACATAGGACGGGGAGCCGTGAACTATGATCCCGCCATTCTTCTCTCGCTTGACCTCGACTTCGTACAGGCTTCCAGGGGAACTCGCCGGGAGCTTCTTGAAGACTCGAAGTTCTCCGTCTCCGTCCTGATAGGAATAGAAGAGAACCTTCCCGTCCCGGATCCGCCCCATGTATCTCCATTCCTCTTTCTTTGGTTTCATATCACTCCTTTCTCTTTCATCCTTCTGTGCAGCACAGTCTTGGAGACACCTACCAGTTCAGCGATCTTCCTCCATGATTTCCCTTCGTGGCGCAGCACAACAGCCCAAGCCTCGTCGAACTGTGTCTCCCTGCGACCGAGTTGAGTGCCGTTCCTCCTGGCTCTGTCCAGTCCAGCCAATACCCGTTCGTTAATAAGCTCGCGCTCAAATTCGGCCATGATGCCTATTAACCCGAACATAGCTCGGCCCATCGGTGTAGACGTGTCCACGGCTTCCTGGTGTGAAACGAACTGGACCCCTAATTCGCTGAACTCCCTCAAGGCAGAAACCAGATGGTGTAGGCTTCGCGCAAAGCGGTCAAACTTCCACACCATGACAATGTCGAACTTCCCTCGCTTCGCGTCTGCCATCATTCGATCCAGAGCCTCTCGGGACTCCTTGCTTCCGCTCACCCCTCGGTCAACGTACTCCTCGACGATCTCCCACTTGCGCCGTTTCGCCATCTCCCGCAAGTCCTCCAACTGCATGCCTTCGTCTTGGCGTACCGTTGAGATCCTTGCGTAAATCGCAGCGCGTTTCATACCTGGGCCTCCTCGACTTCCCTCATCAACTCCTCCGGATCCGCGAGCTTCCCCGCAATCCACAGGGACAAGAACCCCTCAATGATGTTGCTGATTACAGTCTCCTTCCCCATGGCCTTCTGTCTCGCTGCAATCAGTACCGATTTCTCTACCGTGATCTTGATTGGCTGTTTCATTGTTCCTCCTTTCAGCAACCGTTGAGTGCTACCGCTGCCGCTACCGACAGGCCTAGCAACATGATTCGTTCAAAAACTTCTGATCTGGTCATCTTCTTTCGTTCGTCCATTTTCCTCCTTTCATCCCTTGATAATCTTTCCGTATTTGCCTTGCTTCTGATGCCTCCGATCTCCCGTTGAGCATGATGGTGTGATGCAGCCGTTCAATTTCGACTGCGATTCTGACGGTCACCCTCTCCTTGTGTATCTGAAGTGCAGGAACCTTGCGCCCTAGACGCTTCGCCAAGTACGACTTGGTGTAGCCCTCCTCCAGTAATTCGTTTATCAGCTTCCAGGTTGGGCCAGCTGGTATGATCCCCGCTGCACCCTTGGCTGTTTCGTCAACCTGTAGGATTCGATGTTCCGTCTTCGCAAAGATCCGCTTACGCCTACCCAATTTGATTTCGTGCAAAATCGTGTCGGCCACTCCACTGGCATGATGCACGGATCTTCTGCCGACACCATTCTTTGACAGCATAATCAGGTGTTCTCTGGCCTCGTCAGCAGAAACGGTCCCTGTCTTTCGGCCACTCTCACGGATCTCCCGCTGCCGATCCGTTTCGTATTGCGAGTAAGCTCCCCTGCAAGGCAGACACCGGCATCCCCCCAGATACTTCATCCTCACACCGTGAGGCTTGTCCTTCGCCAGTTCTTTGGCCGACTTCAGAGTATCGAGTGCCATCCTGCTCCTTTCAGGCGCAGCAATAGACGTGCAACAGACATGCGACCACCCATCCATGCTTTGCCAGTTTCCTCAACCGACGTGGACCACCATCGGTACACACAGCCAGTGAGAGTCCAGTGATAAACAAAAACAGTTCCAATTAACCTCCTCGTTTCAGTTCAATCCACTCCAAGAGCCGTGCGAATACGGTTTGGGGCAACTCCAGGTTGACGTTTGCTTCCAAGGCTTTGATCTGGAAGCGGATCTCCTCTTTGATCTCATCCACTGTTATCTGTTTCATTTGTCCTCCTTTGTGATCGTGCGCCCGTCCGTGTTCGCTTGGCGCACCAACCTGTACTCGTCGTCCCATGATGCTTCACACCCAAGGCAAAACATTCTCTGGTAGACGTGGTTCCCTTCAACGTCAAACGAGTCTCCCTGTATGTCGTCGCATTGGCAGAACGGACACTCACCACTGACGGTTTCAGGGACCTTTTCTTCAATCCTTAAACCCATTCTGTTCCTCCTTCTTCGCCATTTTCTTCGGTACAACGCTGCACCCTCGACAGTAAATCCAGATCTCCATGGCCTCGTTGTCGCCTGTCGGCCTGTGATGCACATAAGGATCATCCCCCGGCCATCTTTCACACATGACACAGACCGTGGACCGCTCCGCGTTCTCCCGTCCTCCAGTAATCAAGTCCATGAACCAAGCCTGATTGACCTTGTCCAACCGGAACTCCAGTGGGTAGGCAATCACGAACTCCAGCACGTCCCGCTCGGTGAAATGCCAAGTGCTGCGATCTCCGTTCTCTCCGCGCCGTTTCCCTTTGAGCTTCTTCTCCTTCATCCAACGCTGGATAACCCTGTGATCCATCCCGAAGCATTGCTCCAATAGGTGCAAGGTGTAGCCTTCCCTGATCGCTACGCGCCGAATCTTCTCCCGCTTGGCCTTGAGCATGACCGCAGCAAGGCTGCGTTTGAGCTTCTTGGCTATGTACTGCGCACTGGCAGAGCAGAGGTAGTCACGGAGGAACTTTTCCTCAACCTCCGTCCAGTTGCGTCGGTCTGCTGCTACTGTCAGGCCCAACACTCCAGCACGTTTCTTGATTTGCCAAACTGGATACCAGTCGTCAAACTCCTTGGCAATCCAGGCTGCTCGACCTGCAACCTTTCCGTTGTAGTGCTGGCGCATGAACTCGTCCTGCTCCTCGGTCCAGAAGTACCTCCTCTTGCCTCCTCGCGGTGTCATATCGGTTGCCCTGTTGTGGGCGATAGTTTCCCTGGGTTTTTGTTCTGGTCATAAGCCCTGGTCTGGAGATACTCCTCGTCGCCTTGCTCGTCCACCAGATAGCCGATGACCTCGTCGGCGTATTCCGTTGGGTGACCAGAATAATTGTCCAACATTCCGTGATTGAGCTTGGGCAGTAGGATCTTTTCAGCCTCGGCAATGGCTTCCAGCTGCGAGTCAGCTTCCACGTCCTCAACCACAACCCTGACCGTCACATAAAAGTGGACGTTGTGCTTCATAGTCCCCCCTTTTTAAGAAACGTATCCTTCGTTGCGTCAATCACGAACTTTGGACCTGGGAAGTCTGCGAAGCGGCCCTTTCTCACGAAGTAGTACCGTCCTCCTAGACTCTTGACCGTGCAACCGTCTTCTCCGATGAACGCAGCCTTCACCAACACGAAGTCGCTTTCATAAGGCAGTTCAATCGAACCGTTTACCGACACCCATTTACCTACGTTGTTGTTCATTCCCTATTCCTTTCTTCCCCCTATCCTGTCTCACACGTTGCCGTAGTGGATCATCTTGATTCGCCTCGGGGATCGCTCCCAATAGGCCACCGACACGAACTCTGGTGCGCCATCCCACAAGATCAGATAAACCGCTCCCATGTATCCTGGCCCACCAGTGATGTAGTTCCGAAACACCGCGATATAGGCCGATTGCACCTGTTCCAGTCCACCCCCTGACCCTTGGACCTCGTCTTCAATCGCGCTATCACGATCCTCAGAGTCTTCTGCGACCAAACAGGTGTCAGCGTACGCATAGGCAAGTATCTTTACCTCAGACTCCGTTG